CCATGGGACGGTTTGGAATGTGATCCATTGCCTTGACGTGTCTTTTTTGGCTTGCTAGGGACAAAATTCTGTCCGCTCAGTGACTTGGCCATCAGATGCCGTCAGTTGAAGTCAAGTTCTGATACTTCAGAGCCAAACCCGTGAACAAACCATATTGAGGGTGTGACACTTGGTCACGGCCATCAAGGAAATACAATTCTTCGAGCCATAACGTCCTAGCAGCCATCGCTTGCACGTCCTCCGCTCCAGGCTTAGCGGCGATCATCGGGTCAGGGCGTTGCATTTAGACGAAAAAGATTGAGTAAAAAACGGTGATAATTCTGCGTTTACTATCGCACTGTTTCGTCTCCTAGTTCTCGGAGCACTACCCGAAGACCCTCAGAATCGCTGGCAGCATCAATGCGAGTCTGAATCACTGCGTACTTCTCGCGAATCTCAGAACGACACTGCTCGGCATTGGCACTATCAGCACCAGGAATTTGCTTCATGATCACTTCGTCATGAGGTTTGAACTCGGCCTCACGGCATAAACGGCGCTTTTGGTGACAAATTTCCTTGCAAGCCTCTAGTGGCTCATTGATCGCATTTGGCCCTTCTTCTGTCCATGCCTCTCTAAATGCACGATCAGAAGGCAAATCCGATTCCTCAATGACTGTGCAAGTCACTCCTTCGGGAATGTCCTTTTCAATTACTTGTTGAACAGTCCACTCTTCGGCGGGCTCGATTACAACCAAGCAATTTTCTTCAGGACAGGTGTAAACGATTCGCTGTGTCATGGCTCAGAGGTCAAAGACAACAAGAGAAACGTTGCCGTCATCATAATACTGCTCATTGGTTCCCCTACTGCTAACCCTTACTCGGGTTGTAGTTTCTGGAGATGCGTTGAAAATCCGACTCGCTCCATATGTACCCCCACTGATAGTGCAAGCATTCGTGTCAATTGCGTCGCTCAAGTTAACACGGTATTTTCCGGTGCCTAAGTCAGCAAGAGAAGAAACCCTGTAACTACGAACAAGGCTAATTGTGCCACTGCCATTGAAATGCGCCCAAGCATGGGCAGAACTATCTGATATGACACGATCACAGGTCAATGTGCCGTTATCGTCAAACGTATATCTAGTAGTCGTGCCGTCTCGGATGTAAAAGTTACCGATCCCGCTGTTGAGGTCTAGGTAGAGGTGTGAGCCATTAACGAAAAACTCAGCGTCATCACCAGAGCCCAACCGCAGGATGTCGTTGTCAGCAAGGTCAATAGCTCCACGGACATTTAGGGTTGAGTTAATTGTGAGATTTGTAAATTGTCCGTTGTTCCATGTCCTTCCACTGCTGCCAACTTGCCCTGTGTCGTCAGCATCAGGAATTAGAGATCCATAAATTTGAACGCTTCCAGTTCCATCCGTTGCAGTTGTTACAAGGCAAACATTGTTGTTGCTGTATAAAGCGACGCTGGAATCATCGTGGCAGACAATACTGTCCTCACCAGACTTTGCCTGGATGTAGATGTTGCCACCATCGTCGTCATCTACATTGCTTCGGATATAAATATGATTTGTATTGTTGTCGATATAGCTGCTAGTTCCGTCGTGGTAAATGCCTAAATCATTGCCAGTACCAAAGTTGATTTTTACATTGTCATTCATGCTAATGGGAGTTGCCCCACCAACAGGGGCAGAACCATTAGAGGCAGACGTAATACGACCCTGGGCATCAACAGTGATGTCTGCAGCCGAATAACTGCCAGCCGTTACAGCCGTATCTGCCAGCTTTGCTGCAGTTACAGCGTCATCTGCAATTTCGCTCGTGCCAATCGTTCCAGAAGCTGCTGAAGTAATTCGGCCCTGAGCGTCAACAGTTATATCCGCTGCTGTGTAACTGCCTGCCGTAACTGCTGTGTTAGCAAGCTTGTCAGCAGTGACTGCATCGTTATTGATCTTGGCTGTCGTGACCGCAGAATTTGCAATCTCAGTCGTGCCAACAGCACTGGCATTGATCTTGTCAGACGTGATCGCATCGTCTGCGATGTAGTCAGTGCCAATTTGTGTTGCGTTCCAAGTGCCAGTCGTGATCGTTCCAACGCTGGTCAAACTTGAGCTGACAACAGCACTGCCCAAGCTGGTTGCATCGAGAACTTTGGTGCCTGCAATGCGAAACTCTTTACCCGAAGCGATATTAACGTGTTCAGAAAAATCCCAGCTGTCGGTGCTGTTCGTCCAAACAATCGTGTGATCTGTAGCGCCTTTTAGCGTGATGCCGCCACCGTCAGCAGTTGTATCTGTTGGTGTAGCAACAGAGCCCAGCTCGATATTTTTATCGTCAACAGTAACTGTCGTTGACTCGATCGTTGTTGTCGTTCCAGAAACCGTCAGGTCACCATTAATTGTGGTTCCGGTGTTCGTAACACTGATGCGCTGGGAACCACCAGTTGAGATTGCAAGATTGTCCGTTCCAGCAAGATAAATACCGTTGCCATCGTCGGCCTCAAAGGCAATGCCAGGCGCTGACGCCGTGCCAGAAGGTGCACCCTTAAACAGCTCTTGGACCGTGATCTTTTTGTTCTTGTCAGCAGCCGCAACCTCGCTGACATCAACAATCGGCAGTACGTCGTCGGTTGCAGGCGCTGTATGCGCCGTCATTGCCGTGATCTTTCTGTTGGCCATCGGTTTAAGTCTTGATGACGTACATCAGAGCAATGTTACGCGGTCTTGCGTCAGTTCCACCATCTGAAGGAATTGTCACGGAATGGTTGTGAGACCCATCAAAGTCAATGCGACGACCGTTGTTGGCATCAGATCCTTCTTGAGTTCCAACGTTTCCAGCATCAGTGAAAACGCCAGTTGCGTTGATGTCCGTGTGCGTACCAGGGTTGAACGAACCTGTCAGTGTTCTAGTTGACGTGTTGATAGTGCCAGTGTGATCGTGCGCTTTGTTTCTGCTGCTTTGCGAGCTAGCAAAACTGCGGCCACTATCTACACCACGAGAATCGTCCCAGCCACGGACAAACTCGCCACGGAGGTCAGGCACGTTGAACGTGGTACTTCCGTCACCTGCGCCCCATGTCGTTCCGATGATCGCGAACAAATCCGCATAAGTTGTCCGGCTTATTGCATCGCCATTGCACTTCAGATAACCGCTTGGCGCAGTGGTTGTCGCCATTTGGTGAACTGAACCCGTCGGCACAGCAGAAGGCTGAGCAACAAACGACAGGTTGCCGCTGCCATCTGTACTAAGAACCTCACCACTGTTGCCATCGTTATCGGGCAGAGTCAACGTGATGTCCGCTGCTGCATTGTCTGGGGCGCGAACTGCGACAAAGTTGCTGTTGCTTGTATCGCGGAAGCGAACTGCCTTGCGGTCGCGAAGCGTAATGCCGTTGCTGTCAATCCCTACGCGATTTGTGCCACCAGTGCTGACATTGACCGTATTGCCTGCACTGAAAAACAATCCAGTGTCAGTGTCATCTGATCGACGGATTGATGGTGCGGCGGCTGTGCCTGCAGGGATTCCAACGTTGCCGGTAAACGTCGGGCTAGCCAACGTCGCCAGACCAAGATTGGTCGCAGACAACGTTCCAACCGTCACGAAGCCGTCATCCGCTGCATTGCGGATCTTCAATGCATCGTTTGACGTATCAGCCCACCACATGAAGGCTGTAGTCGTCGAAGGGGCTGCCGCTCCAGAGTTATTGCTATACAGCGCAGAAAGGTTGCTGTTGATGTCAGCCCTTACGTTTGAGCCGGTGTCGTTAGCGATATTCTGGTCGGCTTGACTCATTAGCCTTTCCCGTAGCCGGTGGCGGTCCAGTTCACCGTTTTGGCGATCCGGGTGTCACTTGAATTGTAGACCGACACGTCAAATCCGGTAGCCGCTGAATTGCTGATGACGTAGTAGTCACCGCTGGAGTTGGTCGTGAACACGATGCCGACAGATGGAGTGGCCGCAAACTTGTTGCCCGTTCCATAAGCAACCGACACATCAGCACTTGTGCTGGTCGTCACCGACCCAGTCACAGTACGAATTGGCATGTTCGCAACCACCCGCAGCTGGTCTACTGCAATCTGCTCGTCAAACGAGCCAGTGGTGAACTCTGCCTTGAGATTGAACGCACGAGCCTTGAACTCAGCGTTGTTGTAACGGCGGTAACTCGTATAGGTAGGCGATCCAGCAGGATCATCCTGCGTGGTTTGAATGAACAGCTTTACGTCTGGAGCGGTCGGTGCAGAACCGTCAAAGTCAACAATCGCGTCGAAGTCTGGGCGGTCATCCAAAAGGGTGCCGTAGGGATAGAAGGCACGAGCGCGAAGCGTGCTATCCAACTTGACGCTAAACACGTCTGAGAACGTGATTGGATTGTTCTGAAACTCGTAGGTTCCGCTCGTATAGAAACCATCATTGCCTTCAAGACCCAGCAGATCGGTGCCGTCTTCCATCAAGATCAGCGAGTCATCTTCAGCGAGCATGTCGCCAACTGATGCCGTCTCAACACCAGGCTCAAAGTCCAGCTCTAGTTCGTTCTGAGTCGTGTCAACAACAAGATTCGTTTTCGTGCCAGCAAACGACGGATCCTCTGTTTGCGAGCTGACGTTCTCAACGTTGTCTAGATCAGCCTTAGTGAACTCGATGTAAGCCGCATCCAAACTTTCGCGGCCACCTGAATCGACGAACTTGATGCTGTACGTTCCAGGCTTGAGATCCTCGTAGGTCTCAGTTGCTGAGCCTGCAACATCATCAGAAATACTTGTTGACGTTGCCCAAGTCACGCTTGATAGATCAGGCGAGTGACGCAAGCGAACCACACCGCCAACACGAACATCAAGGTCAGGTGCTTGGTTCCAGCTGAGTCGGGCCTGACCATTAACCGGAATCATGCTGAACCCAGTGACGTTGCTAGGTGCAGCAGTTTTACCGACAAGAATGAATGTGGCAGTGCTTATTCGACTGCTCTTGTTTAGGTAGTTGCGGGCTGAAATCTGCACAACCAGCGTGCCAGCACGCAAATTCCGCAACGTGACTGACGGTGATGCGGTTTGGAGCGTTTCCCAGTTGTCATTGTCAATCCGGTACTGCACCCGGAAGTCGTTGACGTTTTGACGGTCGTGGTTCCAACTAATCGACGAACCAACAAATACGCTGGAGCCGTCCTCGTAGAGAAACTCCTCATTTTCAATACTGTCCACCGGATTTGGGATGGCAGACAGATTGCTGATGCTGCGCGTCGTTAGAGCAACGTCAGCTTCAACAGCGTCGTAAATCGTGCTGTTGTAAGCAATCGCGCTTACTCCATAAATGCCGTCCTCAGACTCAGCAACAGACGCAACGCGAAACTGTTGAGGCAGCAGCTCTGTCGTTTGCACCATGAACACTGAGTTGGCTGCCGGTGCCTGGCTGAAAGCAGAAGTAACGTCAATGTCACACGTTCCATCAGCCTGAGGCTGGATGCCACCAACCGGGATGTCGCGTGTTTCAACAACACCTGTCGGCAGCATCACCGACAGCTTCGGGCTGTTTTGTGCAGCCAGAGCAACGGTCAAGTCATTGCTGCTGTCTGCTGTTATCTGTGTTGTCGTTGCAGATTGGATGCGACCAGAACGACGTGAACCAGCACGCACTGGATCGGCAACGTCAATTACCATCCCAGGTCGCAGAACAATGCCGCTTTCAAGCGCAACACTGAACTGGCACGTTTCAGTCAAGTTCTGTTCAGACAGCAGCGCCCACTTGCCGATGCGATGCGCTTGACCTTGGCTGTAACAACCAATGGCCTTGATGTCCTTTTTGATAATGCCGTACTTGGCTACAGCAGCATGATCCTCAACGTATTCATACTCCTGATCGCCACGGGTGTCGTAGGACTGCCAAGCAACAACAGCAACGGTGTGGCGAGCTTTTTGTGATGAGCCTTGGTATTCAAAAATGCCATCAATAACGTTGCTCTGACCGATCAAATATTGAGGGTCAGCGGGTTTGTCCTGCAGCAATGTGAGAGACCCGGCGCTGTAATAGGCAATGCCACGGAAGATGGCTGTCATCTGCTGGATGACGTTGTAAACATCATCCCTGCTGTTGATCAGCATGTTGCAGCTGAAACGTGGCTCTTGGCCACCAGCACCATCTGAAACGAGGGCATTGCAGTATTGACTTACGGCGAAGAAGTCGTACTTATCGAGCGTGCTTTCAGGCACACCTGCGCCATACCTCTCGGAAATCAACAAGTCATACAAGATCCACGCAGGATCTGAGCACCAAGTAGCAGCTTGGAACGTACCGTCCCAGATGCCGGAATATGTCAACCGCCCCAAATGCGTGGTCGTATCTACCGTCGCGTTGCTCGGAATCTTGATCTTGATTCCACGAATCAAATACTTGCGAGACGGAACGCTGCTGAACTGACGCGAGTCAAAACGCAGTCCAACTAACGCAGAGTTTGGATAACGGAATTTGTCATCAATAATCTCAGTAAAACTTTGAAAGATTGTTCTGTTTGCTCGTTTTTGGCTTGTTTCGTCTTCGCTGACACGCACCATCCGCACATCAACAGGATGGCTGCCTGTCAGGTCGATTAGATAATCACGCTGATAGCGGTTGCTGCTCTTACCGCTGATCGTGTCAGTAATAACGGGGTTGTATCCGCCGCCGTTGTATTGAATTTCAAACTTGATTTTGACTTTATGACCGACAATATCACCGTCATCTTCGAGAACCTGCAACGATGGAATCGTCACCGTGACACGCAAGCGGTCAACGTCCGTATCCGTAATGCTGCGAGTAATAGGCGAGCCCTTTGTTACTTCAATGCCGACTGCAGTTTCCCGCTCCACAGCGTTAAACGGCCCAGGAATATGGTCCTGCGCTTGTGTGCCGTTGCGGGTTACAACAGTGAATCCAGAAAAATTATTAGTCCCGTCAACATTTTCTATAGCTGTGTCGTCTAGAAAAATACTTTTGTTGCCGTCGTCTAACCCTTCAATCTCGCCTTCACTGATTAGGTCAAGAACGTTGGCAAACTGTACGGACTGCAGAGTGTCATCCTTCTCAGTGGGTGTGCGGTTGTTGTTGCCACCAAACTTGCCTCCACCGCCAGCGCCTTGGATGTATTTAGTCTGAGTCATGCTTGCCTCTGATCAACGTCAAGGCCGCTCGACAGCACAGCCGATCCAACAAACAGCCGCCCGTAAGCAATAGGTACGGGCATCCCTTGTCGCGAGGTGTTCACAACATTAGAAAAGGTAAACGACTCCAGCTGCACTGACTCATCAAGCGTGCTGTCTAGATTGGGCTGCGGTGAAATTGACTGAGCAATACCTAACAAAGTCAGTCCAATACCAAGGTTTGCTCCTAAAACCGCAAGCTTTGTACCGAAAGCAGCCGTAGCAAACGTTCCGGTCTTAACGGCAGCTCCACCAATCGAAAAGGACAAAGAAGCACCTTGCGTAACAACTGCAAGGGCTACAAGCGAAAGGCCGATACCAATGGTGCGTGCGCCTTCTCCAGCGCCTGCAACGACTGGGGTAATACTAAAGACTTCTTTTTCACTCCAGGGATAACCAAGCGGAGACAAATCATCAGTAATTTTTTCTTTTCCTAGTGCCACCCGATAGCCAACGCCGTCTTTTTCGCTGTCAATTAACCATTTATCTAGCCCTGGAAAGTTGACACACAACGCCTTGATCGCTTGCGCTGGTGTATGTACGTCAAACTCAAACCGGCATTGACCAAGCCGTTTACGCAAAGCGCCGTAGACCTTAACGACTTTCATGCCTCAAGGCGCAGGCAGTGCTCTTCCCATAGTAACCGCCATAGACATCCCTGCTAGATAGTCTGCCCTGCACATGATGCAGCACCTGTTGATCTCCCATGTAGATCGCTGCATGGTTCGGCAACGGTGAGACCAGATTCATCAAGATCAAGTCACCACGCTGCACCTCTTCAACCGGAATCTTGCAGAACCCCTCTGCAGCAAAGTTGTCTAGGTACAAGTTTTCGCCACGGTCCCAAAACTTGTCTCGGCGGTCATAGTCCCGCAACTGGATGCCGTATTCCCTTGCGTACCAGTCACGCACAAGCGTGTAGCAGTCCACCACGCCGAACACAAACTCACGCCCCACATACGGGAGCTGAAAGCCTGTCGGCTCGCAGTAGCCCCAGCCTTCAGTGTTTGGGTTGACGACAAACCACGGCAGCTCTGACTTCTCGCAGGCAACGCGATCAGCTGTTGATGGCGCTGGGTTAGTTTTCGGGTGGCTGTGAACAATCGCCACCACCTCGCCCTGATCTTCTACTTCGTCCCAACCGGACAAGACAAAGTGCTCATCAGGCGTGTCTGCAATGTTCTGGCACGGGAAGTACCGATGCCGACCTTTGACCACAGCAACCAGGCCGCAACACTCTTTCGGAGTCTCAGCCTTGGCGTGTTGCAAGATCTCAGATCGCAACTCGTCTGATAGCTGCATCACTGGGTTAAACCAGCTCCAGGAAACGATCCAAACGGTAGCTCGTTGTTATCACCAAACCGGCACTTGCAACTAGAAACACGTTTGCCACAAACGTCATCAGCGTCAGTCGTTTTGGGCTCATCCTTCGCATTGAAACGCCTGTAATTCACGCCATCAATAGTCTTGCCAGGTCCGGTTGACGGGACGTATCCACACTCCGGTGACTTGTACTTCCACTGGCAAACGTTGGCAATAATTTGCCGCTTAGGAATCTTTTGCCCTGCCAAATCAAATTTGCTAGCCAGCTCAAAGGTCACGCTGTCCCGTGACTCACTAGCTTTCCGATCCACAAACCACCGCTCTTGCGGCCACTGTGCGTTTGGATCAGCGGCGCTTTCACCGTCCAAATACTTCTTCAGCGTTCTGATTCGACGCACTTCCGCTCCACCAAGGTCATTGCCTGCAGTTGTGACGTTGACCAGCAGCAACAGCGTGGTCATGGTGCCGTCGTGATTGCTGATTGACAACGTGGGACGCGGCAGCGTTCCGGTGTTGCTGTACTCAAAGCCATCAGCCTTGATCGGAATACGGGTGTAGGTCTGACTGTTAAAGACGATGTTGCCGTCAACGTCAGCATTGGCCCCCGCATGAAAGCGATAAACGTCGCTGCTGCCGTGCAACGTTGAATCCAGCCTCAGTTCAAACAACTCAATAATTGCACTGGGGTTGATCTTGGCCAGCTCTTCGTAAGCCGACGCAATCGCAGTCCAGACACACGTCCCATCCGTAACTGTGTCGCCAACCATGTTTGGCCAGCCAGGCTCCGAGCTTGCTGACGTTCCAGCGGTAGAACAGCGGAAAAACAAACCAGACGGCTGCTCAACGTTGGCACGTCGGATGTCACCAACAGAAAATGCGGTGCTAGCGGCCCAAGCTGCTACTGCCATTACGGTTCAAAAACTTGGCGGAATGTTGCTTGGATTGTGGCGCGATTTAAGTAAGGAATCGACTTACTCCACGTCTCGCAGACAAACTTAGAACTACTGCCCTCGCCAGGCGGTGTGAAGTCAAAACTGGCAAAATCCGCAGCTCGTGCGTCTAAGAATGTTTCAATCGTGTCGGAGTCAGTCTCTGACACCTCAAAGGTCAGGTTGTAAACCTTTGGGTCTTGGTTGATGCCCATCGTGAAGCGGCTTTCGTAACCGTCACCGAACTGCACCTTGCGAACGTTTGGTGCGCTGCTTTTTTGGATGCCGTAAGTCGGCGTGATTGACGGGAAAGTAGCCATCAGCGTGCAAGGAGACCGCCAGGACGTTTCTGCTTCACCAGTTCTTGTTGCACAGCAATGCCGATTGCCTTGCCAAGTTGCGAAGCCTGATCAGCGTTGCCTTCGACAGACGAACCAGAAGCATCCACGTTTACCGTCACATTAGCCCCGCCCATTGCATGGTTCGGCACAACTGTTCCAGTGCGCCTTGGTACAAACAGTTCAGGTCCACGCTCTCCGACAATATGAGCTTGACCAGCCATTGCAATACCGCCATTTGCAAGTGCTGGAAGCGGAGGTGGCGTTGGAGCTAGCGGACCAGATTGCCCCTCGTAGCGACCACCAGGAGCCATTAAAGAGCCAAACGGATTAAAAATTGACGCCACTGACCCAAGCAGCGTTCCAAAAAGTCCTTGCCCCTGCTGCAGATTGCCTTGCGCGTTCCCGTAAAACGCCAAATTTGCAGCAAGATTTAGAAGCTGATCAGACAAACGATTTAACATGTTTGCCAAAGCGTCGCTAAGTCTTTGTGTTTCGTCTGCTGCAGCTTTAATGCTATCAACAAAACCATCTTTAACAGTATCGCCAAAGCTCTTGGCTAAGTCTTGAGCTTTTTTAAGCTCTTTTTGTTGAAGATCAAAATTTGCCTTTAAAAGCTTTGCTTGCTGTTTATACGCTTCATTTTGTTCATCTTTTACTATTGCTGCAATGTCTCTTTCAAATTGAGCGCGAATTTCTGCAGCCTGAGCCAAACCTCTAGCCTCGATGTTCGTCTTTTCAAGTGCCTTCTGCGCTTCTGTCAGCTTTGGATTGATTCTTGCTATTGCCTTGTCTTCGTTTGACTTAAGTTTGGCCAGCTCTTGATCTCTAGTAAGCCGTGCTACAGCTCGCTTGTCGCCAACAAGCTCAGCAGCAGCAATTTTATTTTTAAAGTCAGTAATTTTTTTAATTTCCTCTGTTTCAAGCTTAAGGATAGAAATCCTTCTTTGGCTAGATTCAAGCAGTCTTTGTGCGGTCTTTACCGCAGTGTTTCCGCCTAATGTATCGTCAAGAGTAGTTTGACCTGTTACGTCAAGCGTTTGACGAAGCTTTGCCACCCTTGGATCTTTAAGTACCGCTTCTTTAACAGCTGTCGTAAGCCTTCCTTCTTTGGTAAGCGGTGCTCCTTGCTTTAAGGCACGCTGCCTGGCTGGACCGGTTAGCGCTTTAGTGCCACGGGTTTCAGCGACAATAGCTTCAAACTGAGCCGCAGCTTCTCCAGTTAACGATCCACGAAGACTCCCAAACTGTACGTCCGTTGACACGCCACCTAAAACCGTATTGATTGCACCAAGCAACTTGGCCAAAGGTCCGGCAACAAAACCTTGAACAGCCAAAAACAGCTGGTTAATCGTTCCAAGAAACTCCTTGACCTCACCGCCAAGCTCTTGGAAGTTCTTGACAGCGTTTACGCCTATTTGACTAGCAAGATCCTTTGTAAGCAAAGTCGCAAGCTTTTGCATTTCACCTTGCTGCTCTAACTCAAAGGCATGTTTTTTAACAGCATCACTGCTAAACAGATTCTTTTCCCGGAACATTTCTACCGTTCCAGAGGCTGAGGTCAACGCTGTGCCGACGTTTGCAACGCTGGCAATAAATTGATCAATCTGTTGACCAATAGCGCTAAACGCAATCTGCGCTCCAAACGACCCCGTTAGGCCACCTAAACCGCCGCCAATAACTGATCCCGCACCACCTCCAAACAACAACGGAAAGCCAGCACCAAGACCAACGCCTTCTAATCGTTTTCTACGAGTTCTTTGCGTTTTTTGCCGAACCTGATCACGCCGTTTTAATTCTTGATCAAAAGCTCTTCCTTCTCGCTTACTTTCTTGAATTGAAAAATCCACAGTACGAACAATATCATCAATTTTTTGTTTAAACTCGATCTTGTCATTATTTAAACCTGCTTCAAGCACCCGTTTGTCGGCCCGCATTTCAAAAGCTGCAACCTCTTCAGCCATTTGCTTTTCTAAGTTCGCGCTGGCTCTGATTTGAGCTTCAAGCTGTTTTGCAGCCGCATCAGCAGATGCACGAGTGACGTTTTGAGGTCGTGTTCTGATCTGAGACTTTAAAGGCGCTCCTGCGGCTGCTGCTGCTAGCTGCCTTGCCTCATTTGCTCCAGCCACCATGGCTGATTGCGCTGTTTTGCGTAAATTGCCAAAAACTTTTTCAGCATCTCTACCAGCCTTTAGAACGCCCTGAAGGGCTTTTTGATAATCAGCTGAGGCTTTTAAATCTTCCCGAGTCGGCGAAAGGCTGGAAATACCAGATTTACCGCGAGAACCACCCCCTTTAGGCTTTCCGATCTTAGAAATTGCTTTATCTATATCTTCAAGCTGACGCTCAATTTGCTGACTATTGATCTTGATATTGACTTCGTACTCAGCGGCCACGACTAACCCGAAGACATTGCCCTCAGGTTAGCGCACCTTCCGAAACTGAGCCTGCTGACGGGCTTTCTCCATCTCCTTCTCCTCTCGCTCAGCCTTCAACGTCAAATACGCGCTCCAGCCGTACAGCTCTTTGGCTGACATTGTGGAGCGCAGCTGACCCACCGTCATTCCAAGCTTCTCAGCAATGAAAAACTGCAGGAACAGGTAGTTGTCCTGCTCAAGCGTCGCTTTTAAGCTCGTCCGCTTCTTCCACCTCTTCCATGCCCTGCATCTTGGACATGATGTCCAGCACAATGCTCATTGGAAGACGGTTTTGAATCTTGGCACGGTCACCGTCCGAAAAGACCCGATTGCCAGCTTCGTCCTCAGCCTTACGGATCAGCATTTGGATCGCAAAATCCAAGTTATCCTCTGTCCGTCCCAGGTTCATAGCCTTCATGGTCTTGTTGATCGAATCCCGATCAGCAATGGTCAAAGGCTTCCAGTACAGCTTGATGACAACCTCGCCACCCTTTTTGATGGTATAGCTGCTGCGTTCTTCGACGCTAAACGCCTTACACAGCATGTCGATTGCGCGTGCTTCAGCCATAAAACTCAGTCAACTAGCACAATATAGCTCATCCTAAGCGAACGCCTTGAAAAGCTATGTCTAGGTCGAGAAACAAACCTGTATCTCTACTGGTTTCCGTATAAATCTTGTACCAGCTTGGTCCTGGCTTGGCTGTACTTCTCTGCGGCGGCCTAGTTTGACCGTAAGTCTTGGGAACCCCTTCGCTGTCTGGAAGCTTGGCTTGTGGATTATTGACGGCATATCCTGCGTAATCAGCCAAGTTACCGATGTATAAGGGGCTGTTGATTGGAACTCTTAAAACAGGGCGCCGCAAAAAATTTCGAGGAGTAGGCATATTTGGAGCTTGCCAGTCACGCTCATTGCTTACTACCGGCTTAACTGGCGCGGTACTAAGCTCCCACAACTCGCCAAAGTTTCCAGTCCACCAGGGGCCTTTCATTTGCAAGCTGAAAACGATCTCTGGACCAGCAGCTGCTCGTCCATCCTCAATCAACTTACGAATATCTTTAGTCAGCTCAGTGATCGGCTTAGCCATTAGACCGCAGTAAATCGACAGCTGACCACGCTGACAAAATGACTGTCGTTTTCGTTAGCCACCGCAGTAGGACCATTGACTTGACCGACACGAGGTTTTGCTGAATAAGTATCCGTGTAGCCAGAGGCATTTACAGAAGTCAAACCGTCAATAACTGACTCTGCAATCGCAGCAGCTGCAGCACTGCCCTTGTTCCTTGGCGTAAAAATGCCGCACTGCACCGTTCCAGCGTATTGATCAACCGCTGCTCCATGAGCTTGGATCGTGGCTTGATCGAAGTTGATCGTCACCATCACATACTTCTTTGTCTTGCCAGGCGTTGTAAATGGCATGTTGTCAAACACCACTGAAACCGTGTTATCGGCGTCTGTCACTGCAGTGTTGATCGCAGTCTCGATTGCAGCCCTAGCGTTTACAAGCGTCATCAGAACACCACCCTGATCATGTAGAGATACTCTTGGCCGCCCCTAAAAGTGCGAATGTCTTGGATTCTGGCGGTGCGTGACGCTCCATCAAACGTCAGCGCAACCTCATCCTGCAGACTGGCTTGGTTGTCACCGATTTGATCAGGGGTGATATACACCCGAGCACTGTTCTCTTGGTATCCGCTTTCTTCGTCAGAAACAATAAACTCGACAGGAGCTTTAAAGCTGTAACTGGTGTCAGTGCTGGTTACAGCACCAGTTGCCACGTTGTAAGTAGCAGACGCTTTTCGGGTATAAGTAATCGACGTGTCGAGTGACGTACCAAGATCCTTGACTACCGACTTGGCAACGCTCTTGAACAGACTGTCAAGTTGACCAGCCATTTCAACCCCTCACAACGCGGAGAGAATACGAACCGCTGCCACCAAGACAATAAGCCCCAAGATAAGACTGCAGCCAAGGATAAACGTCGAATACGTTATTAACAGTTCCGGTAGCTTGACTAGAAGTGTTGTACTTAACTTCCATCTCGCCGAGTTTGACCGATTCGTATAACCCCGTATCGCCGGTAGTCCCTGTAATCGAGTCCGTGTCATTGGCTAGTGCGTTAGCTAGCTCATAAGTAGCGTATTTGATGTCGTTTGGAATGCTGGTGCAAACCAACTCGACACGATCTACGTGATAGTTGTTGCGAGGCCAGCTCAGCGCTTGGTTGTCATCACAACGATCACCGTAAAAGTTCAACGTATCGATCCAGCGCGTAGCTGAGATCAACGCCCGATTCTTTTGGTCGTCAGTCTTGTCGTCCCAGTTGGTGCTGCTTGGGACGGTTTCAAAATATGCGTCGGCTTCTGCCAGCGTCACAAAGCTGTTGGCTGTCTCGCTCTTCAGTGTGGCGTTGATCGTGGCAGCCATAGCAGGAAAAGAAGAAGGCCCCACCTAATGGTAGGGCCATTTGTCTCGTCAGGATCAGGACTTAAGGCCGTTGTCCAGAGGAGAGTTGACGAAGATCTCAACCGCAGGGATGAGGTCGATGTCGTAGGTGGCAGACCAGTTGCTGCCGGTACGCAGGTTTGCGTTGGTGGGGTTGTCAGAAGCGGAGGTCCACTTGGTGCCCATGATGTGATAAGCACCGTGGTAGTCCACAGACAGCACGTCTTGCTTGGACAACACGTTACGG